CAGATGGCATGTAAAATAAACCTTTTTTTCTATTTGGATTGTAAAATATAGCCATCTTTATTCTATTGGTAAATCACAATTATTATAACTAAAAGGAAGTCTAAATCCTATATTCATTCCCCATCCTGTCAGTTCATCTTCAAATCTTTCTGTAAAACTATTTAACGTTGAGGACCTAACTAAATTAACTTTCAGCCAATCTACATTATTACTAATAGCAGTCTTTTGCTCAAAGTATGAAACGCAATCTAATAGCACTTGACACATATCACTCTTAACATCATTCTCATTAGACTCGTCTTTATTAACTAAGTCCATAGCCATTACGTTAAAATTCCAGGTAAAAGTTCCATCACCTAAATTAGCTGGCTGGTCAGCTACCCAAAACAAAGGATAGTTAAAGTCTGCTAGTTGGTTATGTTCAACAATTTCCCACAAATCACCATTACCAAAATTTTGAATTTGTTTGTGGTTAGTAGCAAATGTCTTAAACTCTTTCATTATTTGATTGTAAGTAATTATCATTTGTCACTCTTTCTATATTCGTCTCTCCAACAAAAGTTTCTACTTCCACTACCTAAATAAAAACTAGTTTGATAGGCTGTCTTTCTAGGGTGCAAATCATCGCTGTTTTCTTTATACTTAGGGAATAAATTATCATTGTCACATAAGTAGTTTATTAGTCTAGCCTCTCTCTCTTCAGCTTTGTTCTTCCATTCGTCTCTAAGATACTGTAAATCTTGGTAGCTTATAGGATTACTATTCTCACTTGTTTTAGTTGATACAGACTTGTTTCTATACTTAAATAACATCGACGTTGAACATTCATACATAGTCCATATTGCCATAGCTGGAGCTATATAAGTGTCCAATAAATTAACCTCATCACTATTTAAAGTTCCAGCAGTTATCTTAGTTTTTAAATCTTCATAAAATGGCGTACCGAGAATAGGATGTATTCTTAACTCTTGACAATCCTTAATACTTGGTAGAATTAATCTTACGTCAACATTAGGGTCAATTAGAGTTGTATTCTTTACGTACTGTTCAGATATAAATAAAACCGCCATTATATATCATTTTTAATTTTAATTTCGTTTCTAACATTTTTAGCTCTACTGCTATAAGGTTGTAACACTACAGCCTCTAAGTCATCTAATACCATTTGAGCCTCTTTCTCAGCCTCAACTTTTCTAGCTTTTAATATTTGATAACTACTTAATTTCATTTCTTTAATCTTACTATTTGCATTTCCCAAATATGTCTACAATAAGGAGTTGTTCTACCAGTACTAGGATTATTATACCATCCACCTCTCTTTGTAAATATGTCTATTCCAGACTGACCAAAGTCATTAGTTAATAATTCTAATTGTTGTAGTGTATATCTTTTGACCCTAGACAAAGCCATCATTCTAATGCAAAACGGTCTGCTTTGAGTCTGGACCGCTGGAGCGTCTGGTCTTTCAGTATATTTGTAAACTATAAAAGTTTCATCTTCTGGCTTTTGAATACTGTTTTTAGCATCTTCGGTAGGTTCAAAATCTTTGTCTAAAGCTCCAGCATTTTGTAACTCAGATAATAAGTCATTAACTATAGTTTGTTCTATACTTAAAGCCTGAGCTATTTCTGTTATAGGCATTTTAGGATTATCAATTAATAAATCTAATATGCTTTTTTCAGCTCCAGTTAATACTCTATTAATAGCAAATCTATAATCTTTTAATAATTCAGTTTCAAACTTTTTTGCATCCTCTAAACTTGTAATAGGTTTTACAAATGATTGGACCGTCTCTATTTCTTCTATGTCTATTCCAGTACCCTCTAATTGATTAAATAGTATTTCATCTTCAACGTCTGTAAATTCTTTTTTAAGGCTTTCTGTTGTTCTAGTTAATCCACCTTTTAAACCAATAAGCTGTCTAATTTCTTCAATAGACATATTATCTAGGACTTTAGTTGCCACAAGTGGACTTAGTATTCCAATAGCTTCAGCTACTTTATTCCCTCCAACATCACTAGGAGGTAAACCAATTTTTTCTCTTAACTCGTCTTGAGTCATAGCACTTAAAACCGCAGTTTCACTAAAGTATCTTTGGACAGGTTCTATTTTTTGTATTCTTACAGGCTCACCATTTATTCCATTAAAGTTTAATATTGAATTAATTAACTCATTGAATACTTTTTGCTCTGGGTCAATTTGTAAGTTTTGGTATAGTTGAGAGGCTACTACAATCTCATCTGCGTTATTTCCTAAACCTGAATTCTCTTTAATACCAAATAGTTGAGGACTAGTTATACCGTGAGCTGTAAATATTTCTTCTCTAATTTGATTATTTAAATTAATAAACCTTTCATCTTGTCCGTTAACTGGTATAGGCATAATCTCAGGATGGTCACTAGCTTGGTCTGTAAATGATAATAAAGGCTTACCAGCATTGTCAGCACCTGTAGCATAGTCTTTAAATCTTCTTTCGATTTCAGACATCTCCTGTTCATTTGGTTGACCATTTCGAAAACTTATAAGATAACCTGCCGAAAGATTATTAGATATGTTAGATAGTGTAAAGTTAGCTATTTGGGCGTCAGACTCTAAATAAGGTATTGCAGAAACATAGTCAGGAAGTGGATAAGCTCCGACATCTGGTCTATATTCTTTGTAGTATATTACATAGTCAACCTCTGGACTTGCAGTTTCATCATAAGGAAACTGTTGCAATATCTTAAAATCTTCATTGTTTTTAGGATTCCTAGCGGACCAATCTTCAGTATAATAAAATAAGTTGTTGTCTACTCCTACTCTAATGTCAGCAAAATCAATATGATTAATAGCTGCTATATTGTTATTCTTAGACATTCTAACTTGTAAGCAAAATCCACCGTAGACCTTTTTATCTTTTGCTAGTTTACCTAATAAGTTGTCTAAACTTTCATCTTCATTAGGCATCCTAAGAAAGCCATTAACATAAGCCTTTTCAGTAAATGTTAATTTTTCATCTATAACAAAACCCTGACCAGTTATAAACTTAACTTTACTATTAATAATTTGGTTGTGTTTACTAGACTCATTATATAGTTTAGTTAAATAATCTGGATAAATATTTTTATAAGGACGCTCAGTTCCGTATTCATACCAATCACCTTTCTTAGATTCTTTAAACTCAGGTAATTCATACCCTCCAAAATTTAACGGAATTAATTTTACGCTCATTGTCCTGGATTATATACTACGTTTGTAGTTGGTGTAACTGAATGTTGAGTAAATGACGGTTGATATGTAGAGTCTATTAATTTCATTTTTCCCTGTTCTACTTCGTTTAGTCCTGTTGGGTCTAGGTTAGTTGTGCTGTTTTGTTCAAATACTTTATAGTTATAAAAGCCTGGTGAGCCTAAATCTAAGCTACCGCTAGTAGGATTATTAGTTCCCTCTATAAAGTTAAATTCGTTATATCTTAATTTATTAGTGCTTATATCTGCAATGATAGTATAATACTTAGTCTTAGTCTGGTCACTCTCAAACTCAAATAAATAGTTAGGGTCTGTTAGTTGACTAAGTTCAAATAAGGTTGCTACAAAATTAGTAGTAGTGTTCTTATTTATCACTTTCATTTTTCTTTTTTTTCTTTGTTACAAAAACCCAATCAATGTTTAATTTGTTAAGAGTTGGGATATTTTCTTCACATACTAAAACTTTAAAATGTTTTAAATGTACTACTTTTCCTATATATTCTTTTTTTAACATAATTTCAAATTTACTAAAAAAAGGGGACAGTTTGACCCACCCCCTAATTTATACAACAAAGAACAATTAAGCACTAATTGTTAATCCAGCCACTACAGATGACTGTACCCCATAACAAGGAAACTGACTTTTGTCAGTTAATTCTATTTGGTATTGGTTAGGGTCACCATAAGCCTGACCAGTTTGTCCAACTAAAGACGAACCTTCTGCAAAATTATCATTTCCCAAAGCCCAATAAACTCCGTTATTATCTTTTATTATTACAAACAATCTAGCTAGCATTAACATCTTAATAGAATTAGATTTAGTAGCACTCATTTTATTTATAGTAAAAGCTGCAACATTGTCATAAAAAGAAGTCCCCCCAGTTTGGTCTACAGTTGCTGTAGACGTTAAACTACCTGACTCTTTTTTCAACTCGTATCTATAAAAATTAGTTGCTGCTGACTGAGTAATTGCTGTAACCTCTCCGTTTTCTAAAGTAGTAGCAGTAATATTATCTCTTTCAGATATTAACACTTCCACTATTCCGCCTAGGCTATCTGAGCAATCTCTAGCTTGTCCGTTACTAAGTACACACGACATAATTAATTAATTTTCATTTAGTTAGCGTTTCAGCTAACAGTTATTAAAAAGGGGGTTTTTAGACCCCCATTAAATTTAGGCAGCTAATAAAAATTCTACAACTTGGTCAGGAAATGCAACATTTACACCTCTTCTAAAAGCCATAGTAACTTTATAAATTCTGTCATTATCATCGTACCAGCTTCTAACGTCGTTAGACTCTTCACCTGGTAAGTCAACACCTACATAAATGTTAGATGCTCTCATTAGGTAACAGTTACCAGTAGCTAAACCTGAAAGACCAGGAGTAGCGCATACAGTAACATTAGGAAAACCAATCAAAGGAAGTTCACCAGTGAATCCACCCTCAGTAACATAATGAAAATAGTTACCATCTGCGATAGCTTTTTGGTATACTAAGAAAGTATCCATACCAACAAATAATTTTAAATCATCCGCGTCCATTATATCTTCTGGCATTAATGCAGCCATTCCAGCTAAAATGTCAATAGCGTTTGTTGATACAATTCCAGTAGCTTGATTAATTGCAGTTGGGTTGCCATCAATAGCAGTAGCAGCAGCAATGATTTTATTTAAACCATCATACTTAGATAGGTTAGCAGTTCCACTAGTTGTGTCACCTTGCCAGTCAGCCACTTCAATAGCTTTTTGTAATTTAGCAACCTTTTCAGTAAAGTATAACTCTTCAAAAGGGATTTCTTCTTTTTCATTTGTTAAACCTTGCTTTAACATAACTGAGGTATATTTAGCAGCTAGGTCAGTCATACATAAATCCTCGTGAATTGCTACAGCTCCAGGAGTAATAGTTCTTTGAGACAAAGTAGTAGTTCCACCTGAACTAGCATCTCTTGAACATCCGTCAGCTTGAAAAACAACATCACTAGATAGTATATTAATTGTAGTAGGTCCTTTTACGCCATCTTGAATATTAGCATAATTAGAAAGTCTACCACCAGCAACCGACTTTATGATTAAGTCCATTGCATTTTGTTCGGTATATGCGGCCAAAGCCGAAACATCAAAACTCATAATTTATTTTTTTATATTATATTTTTATTTTTTAGGACGCTTATTATGTCCCTTTTATTTTCTTTTTTAAGAGATTTAAAAGCGGATGGTCTTTTGACTATCTCATCTTTTGTAGGCTCTTTTATCATCTTTTCTGTTAAGTTAAGCAACATAGAAAATGACTCTTTAAGATTATTTATTTCGTTTTTTAGTTCGATGTTTTCTTCTGATAACGTAGCTTCCATTCCGAAAACTCTTTCAGTTACAATCGACTCTATAATCTTTTTAGCTTCTCTCTCTTGTGACTCACTTAAAGAACTTGACATCTCTTCCTCTTCTATTGAATCGGCTTCGACTTCAGGTTCTACTTCAGGTTCTACTTCCTCTTCAACTTCCTCAACTTCAACAATCACACCAGCCTCAGTAGTTATAAATCTACCGTCACTTAGTTCGTGTCTACCGTCTGGAGCTGGTAAAAGTTCACCGTCCATTTCTACAACAACCGCAGCACCTACAACAACTTCAGGTTCTATTTGTGCTACTGTACCGTCAGCCAGTACAACATCTTCAAATTTTTCCTTTACGTTTTCTGTGGTTTCTTCTACGTTGTTTTCCGTAGTCTCAGTAAATTCCTTAGAATCGGTTTCAATGTCCACACCCTCAGTTTTGAAAATGCTTTTAATCTCATTGAATAACTCTTTTAATTCACTCATAATAATTATATTAGTACTATTATATATATAACAAATAGTTTATAGTTTAACAATTACAAAAGGTTTTCTTTATACTTTTTAACAACCTGAATAATTTTCTTAACTAAACTATTTGGATATTTTTTTACTTTAGACTCACCAAATATTCCCTCTACTGAGAAACCTTTAAACGTTCCATCTAAAACCATTTGCCAAACCTCATCATTTTCAACTCTCATAGAACCCCACCACGAACCATCTGGAGCGTTCTCAAATCCGTTAGGTGCTTTTATTCCACGTTTACTATCTACTATTAAAGACTCTATAACATAGACTCCATTATCTTTATAGTCTATATCGTGCATTAAGTTAATATTTGAATTATATCCATTCTTAAAAAACTTATTGACTATCTTTTCAATAGTTGGTTTTCTAAAGACTACATAATATTTTTCGTCATTTTCATTTAGTCTAATTATAGGCAAATCCGCTTTCATAAAATATCCACTAACAATTCTTTTTTCTTTGTCTTGAATCTTGAAAACTCTTTTGTAATTGTCTTTGGTTTTCATTTTATTAATAGCCCAATTAACACCAGAAGTTCCACCCCATAATAACCAAGCTAAATAACCGCAGTCCTTCCAGGGAGTGTCTTTTAGATTGTCACTTACTACAGAGTTTTTTTTATGTCTATTAAAACTAGCCATTCTACCTATAGTTTCCCAAGACAAATTATCTTTGTTCTTGAGTTGGTTTGCTCTCGAAAGTCCTACCCTAGTAAAGTTGCATCTTATTTCTGACTTATGTTCATCTATCCATCTTAAAGCCTTAGCAGCATTATTAGACGCTGACTCTGGATAGTCGTTAAATGTTTCTTCAAACTCGTGTTTTTTAAAAGATTGCCAATTACTCATTATGGCTGGATGGTCTACCAATGCTACATAATCGACCCCTGACTCATCATCTTCGTCTATTATTAACTCTATTAATTCTATTTCATTTTCCATTTTATTTAGTTTATAGTCGCTTGGCTTTCTATTACCGAGACCTGGTTTTGTGTTTGTGTTATGTCAGTTTCTGTTACAAATACTCTAGTGTCATTTTGATTAGTTAAAGTGTTTGTGTTTGCTGGTTGTAATGTTGGAGGCGTTTCACCACCGCCACCTCCACCAAAGTTAGGACCAGTTCCACCACCACCACTAGAACCCTTACTACTAGACTGAAACTTTTGTTTTGATATATTAGCAACATTTGCCAAACCTGATGCAACCGCTAGACCAGCCATTATTCCTGGATAAGCTGGAAATAAAACTGTTATTGGATTTGAAGCACCACTAGCAAAAGCAGCACTAGCACCCTGGTAAGTATTAATTAAAGCCTGTGCTATTTGTAGTTTCTTATTTATCTCAAAAGCTCGACGTTGACTTTTTTCATTTCCTTTAGCAAAAGCAGAGGTCAAGTTTATTAAAGTTCCTATACCTTGTGAGGCTATATCTATTTTAGCATTTTCTACGTCCTGTTCTCTTTGCTTTTTTTCTTCTGCAAATTTTGTTTCTATTGCAGCTATTTCACTTTCTTGAGCTTGTTTTAATATACTTGCATTTTTACCATACTTAACAGCCTGAGCAATTAAGTCAGTATATTTGTTTTGAACTGCTAATATTTCTTGGTCTTGAGCTGAAAGTAAACTATTATTATATTCGTTCTCTAGTGCTTTTTTATCATCTAAAAACTTTGCAAAGTCTGCTTTCTTTTTAGCATCATCTGCTAACCTTTTAGCCTCTGCTTTGTCGTCTGCAGCTTTCTTTTTAGCGGCTGCGGTTGCTTCAATTTTATCCTTTTTATCTTGTATCTCTTTAGCCGCTTTAGCGTCCATATCAACAACTCTAAGTTGAAACCCAGCTAAGGCGTTTTCCTGTTGGAGTAATTGGTCCTCTAATACTTTTAAATCTTCTTGACCTTTAGCCGCTGTCTCTTCTGGGTCAAATACTAATTTACTACCTCTTACAATTAAAGCCTCTGCTTTAGCACTTAAACCAAAGTCAACATCAATAGGTTCAAACCCAAATACTTTTCGACCAATAGAGCTTTGAGTAATAGCGTTTATAGTTCCCTCTATTCCCTCACCTAGTAAATCAATAGCCTTAACAATTAATAAAACTGGACTAGCTAAGACTTTCATAGTTATCTCTAATAACCTTTGATTTCTTTTAGTTCCTTGAATCTTTTCTTCATTAACTATTTTAGCCGCTGCTAACTCAGCTTTTATAGATTGGACAACCTTTTTTTGTCCGTCTATTTTCATTCCTAGTATTTCTCTTTCTGTCTTACCTTGTAGCTTTAAGATATTTTCTTGACTATTTAAAGTCTCTAGGTTTTTCTTTTCTGACTCAGTTCTTAGGTTTGTTGTTTCTTGTAAGTCTTTACTAGAACTACTAACCCCATTAATAGCGTTTTTAATTTTATCAAAGTTTGAGATTAACATTCCTACAGCTACTACTAAAGCACCAATACCAGTAGCTATAATAGCACCTCTAAGAAACTTAAAAGACTTTGAGGTAGTATCTACAGACTTACCAAATAATCCCATTATTGTTGTAGCTATAACTGTAGTAGCATTATTTAACTTTTGAAAAGCAGTAGAGTTTTTTATAACATTATTAAATAACTTATATGCTGACTGAGTTCCCTCTATAGCACCTTTAAAAGCCATAGAAACACCTATAGCCTTTTCTATGTTTCTTACAGTATCTTCTAAAGCACCACCACCACCACCAAGTAAAATAAAAGCGGCTGACACGTCACCAACAGCTCCAGCTACAGACCCAAGTTCACTAGCTACCTGTTCATTATCTAAAGCCTCCATAGATAATTCGGTGTTCTTAATCTCTTTGTTAGTGTTTACTAATTGTTGTTTTAAGTCTTTAAAAGCCTTAGTACCTAAAGGAACTTTTCTTAGTTCTTCATTAAGTCTCTCTGACTCCTGTTCTAATTGACCTAAAGTAGTTGCTGCTCCTTTTGCGTCTATGTCTATTTCTAAAGCTACTTTCTCAGCCATTTGTTAATTATTTGATATTATTAAAAATTCTGTTCCATTCCATTGTATAGAAACATATTTATTATTTGCAGTTAAATCATAAGTTTCATCACCATCTATAGTAGTTCCAATAGAAGATGAATCTATTATGACTCTATTTTCAGACCCTAACTTTTTAAATAACCATATCTTACCAATAGTAATACTTTCAGTAGTTGAGAAAGTTATAGTTATATTATCTTCACCGTCTGTTTTGCAAAAATAATTTCTTACATTTAAATTAGCTACAATGTCAGCATCTGTTACAGTTACAGTAGAGCCATCTCCTGCGGTTATTTCATTATTAACATAAGTTACATTAGAAGAAAATACATTTTGATTATCTGAATTAATTAATCTTACGTTAGAAGCTCCAGCATTAATAATGTTGTTACTACCATTTATTTCAATATTTATTGCGTTTGAATCTACTCTATTATTATCACCTACTATATTAACCCCCCTAGCGGACCTACTAATATAATTATTAGAACCTACAACATTTTGAGATAAATTTCCTAAAGAGTTATTATGTTTTAACGTTTGATTTCCATTTGAAAATGTTGGAACTTCATCACCAGATATATTACCTTTTATTCCACCATTACCAATAGCAGTGCCTGACTGAAAAACGTCAGATAGTTTAATCTTTAAAAATTCACATTTAGTTAAAGGATTAATAGGGTTGTAGTTTTCTATTTTACTTAATCTAAAGTATTGACCCTCAAAATAATATTGACTACTAAAAGAAAGATTTTTAATATCTGACGGACTTAAATAAAAATATCCAGTTACAATCTTACTATTAGTGTCTGTTATTTCTTGAATAAACTTAGAATAGTATTTATTAAATAAACCGTTATTAGTAAAAGTAATTACTTTATTAAATCCATTAGAGTAATATATTTCATTTGTTAATCCAAACTCTAATATTTGTGTTGGAGTGTAAGGGTCGTCATACATACCAGCATAAGGATAAGTAGAATAGTTAGTATCTACTCCAGCATCGTTAGTGTGTGTCCATTGTTGACCTGTTGACTTCATTCCACCCCATTGTAGAATTCTTATGTTAGACTCTGTTCTTTGAACTCCATTAGTGTCATCATATTTAATGATAGTAGGTAAAACCCTATCATACCAGTCTTGACCAACTGACGGAGTAGGTGAAAATATAATCTCTGTTTTATGTTTGTTTTTTAAAAATTGATTTCCTAAAGTAAAATCATCCTGTCCATAAACTTCACCCCAAGTGTCAAAATATAACTCATTATAATAATCTTTGTCTTGTTTATAAGTGTATAGATATTCTTTAAAGTTTAAAGCTCCCATAGGCTTAGACTCTATGTCTTGAGACTTATCTAATTTACTTGACCAATCAGTTACAACATTAGAGTAAAAATCGTCTCTAGGTTCTATAATTAAATTCTTATTGTTTTGGGTATCTGGTTGAATATATAAATTAAACATTTTGACTAGTGACATTACATAGTCTTTTTGTTTTACATTTATAGGAATTGCTGTATTCATTGTTATAGTATTACCCTCAACTAAACCACTATTGATAACTGTATTTCTTAAATGACCATTTAATATATTTAATTTATAAGTGGCGTTTGTACTGGACTGCTGATTAGATAAACCATAGGTAGTATACCAATCTTCTCTAAAAGTAAAAAGACTTCTAGTATCATTAAAATGTCCTAGACTATAAGTTAATTCAACTTTTACACTTTCATTTTCATTTAAAAAAACATTGTTAGCATTTACAAAAAACTCATTACAAGTTGAATTATTATTTCTAATATATGCCCTGCTCAATTTACCAAAAGAAACTGTAAAATAAAAATACTCAGCAGACGTAGTAGTTGGATTTGATGCAGTTGTTAAAGTTCCTAAAGCTGCTATACTACCAGTTTTAGTAATACCATAATTTACAGTTGACAAAGTAGATAAAAAATTACCATTAGAATCATATTTATTTAATTTTATATAGCCTATAATAGCTGAATTAAGTTTCCAAGTTCCAAAACCTCCTGTAGCTGTAACACTAGGCGCATTAAAAACCCCTTGCAGTTGTAACATTCCCTCTATATTATAACTTCCAGATTTACCAGCTATTACTTCATAAACTCCTGTTGTAGTATTATACGAATTAGAAACGTCACTAATTTCATTAGTATATTTAATAAATTCACTATTATAATCAGTAGCTATATTAACAACATCATAATAAATAGGATTTACAAACGTATTGCTATTAGATGTTAATTGTGGAGTATTTACATTAAATAACCTTGTTAACACTTCGGTTTCACTAAATTTAAAATCGCTTGAGCTAAAAGGAATTATTAAACTGTTAAAAAAATTACTTGTTAAAAATGTTGAAGTAAATGTATAACCAATAGATGCAAAAATTAAATCTAAATATTTCTTAGCTTTGACCGCTGGAAATAATGTACTAACTGGCCAGTTTTCAGTACCAGAGTTTAAAGTTCCGTAATTAACATCATAGTTAATCATTGGATAAACATAGTCAGTAGTTAAAGGTAAATTCCAGGTAGCGGCTTGGTTAGCTTTATTCCAAACGTGATTTAGTGAGCTTAAGTCTAAGTCTGTTAATTCAGCGTTTTGCATATCTGCAATAAAGTTTCCTACTCTACCTATAATAATACAGTTATAACTTATTTGACCTTTTACATCTTTAATAGATTTTAATTGTAAATATCCATCTATTTGAATCTCACCATTTACTAAGTATATTACATC